GTTAAGTATACACCTAACGAGTTAAATATTGATGAATGAAGAGTTAATAAAAATTAATGTTTTACTTGCTCTTCATCACTTCAGTTACTTTTGGGATAATCTTCTCAGCAGAACGGCCAACAACATACCCGCCAAGTCCAAGCTGGAGAAGTGTCCAAGCTTCAGGGGCTAGCCTATTGCTCAATATACCAAACGAATCAAATACAACTAAAGCCAAAAATGTCAGCATTGTAATCGGCCGCCAATTTCGTTGCATCCAACTCGCGCCCTGTGCTTCCGCAACGATAATGGATTTTTGAGAATCTAGGAGCTGCTTTTCCAATTCGATCGTTTTTGCGGCAATTTCATTTTGCATTACAAACATGCGGGCCCTAATCTCATTCGCCTTATCTTTGTCTTCAACGAATTCAGAAACCAAATCAGCCACGGGCTTTATTAAGTTAGAAATAAATCCCAGCATTATAGAATACCTTTCCCTAATATTTCAAACCATAAAAAAATCGCAAGAGCTGAAGAGAATGCTACGAAAGCAAAAACTCGCCACGAAATGCTATAATACAAGTGTGTGCTATAGCGCTCGTGATCTTCGTATTTGCAAATACAAAACTGGCAAACTGAAACGCCAAAAGATAAAACAAAAATAAAAAGGAGAAACGTGCAAAATTCAAGACTTGACAAAAATAAAATCATGAGTATGCTCCGGTCTTCATCATTTCGCTTAATTCTGTAGCTCTTTCGTTAACCTGCAGCGCCCACTTCGAATCTAGCATTTCAACAGAAGTATCAGCATAGCGCCTTTCTTTCAAATATTTCAGCGTTCTCTTAAATTTACGAAGCTTACCAAGGCCAAGGTTAAAGGTCATATTTACAATAACGTTTTTGCGAACGTCATCAAGGCTTTCGAAGTCTATTCCTAGCCTTTTAGCACCTTGTATTGAGTTAAAAATATCATTATCCAGCAGGAAATTAGCCTCGTGACGCGTCATCGGCTCAGACTCAAAATCACGTCCCAACCCAATTCTTAGCAGTATCTTCTCAGCATTTGAAAATCCAACATCGTCAATGTTGCGACCGAATCCAATCGTTTTTTTGTTTCTTGAACAAAGGTAAGGCTTACCTCTAAAACCTTCGTGTTTCATTAATAGCTTTTTTATTTTATTCATAATTCTCTCCTTTTATAATTGTACGCTTTATTCTGTGGCGTTTTTTTATTTCACCGGAACAAATCCGAATTTACTCATTGCAAAAGCACCTATAAGCGCAACAAAAATCAATATAAAACCCTGCCCAAGCTTTCCCCAAAAACCATTAGAAAATTGATCCGTTTTTTTCATCCACGAATGCAAGAATTCACGCTCGGCATCGTAGCCCTCACCAAGCTCCTCTTTTATAACTTCACGCATGACTTCTTTAATTTCTGCACGCATGAATTTATTAGAAAGAACACCCTCTTCTTTAGCTATTTCGCGAGCAATTTCGCGCATATCTGCACGAGAGAATTGGCTTGGAGCTTGTTGTGTGTGTGTGTTTTTTGGTGCCATTATTCAAATAACTCTTTGACATTAATGACAGCAGTTTCACCGCGAATTCCATCGGCCAAGCTCTGAAGCTTATAGATTCCGGCCGTGTTAAATGTTGAAGAACCTGTTGTGAATTCGATTTGAGTGTTTGCTATGCTGTTAATTGTACAGTTAACTGTTGAAATAGCCCCGTCCGGAGCCTGAATAGCGCACTTAAGAACTGTAAATATCGTCATATCTTGAAAAGTTTCAAGATTGATAACCGCACCGGCGGTATTTCTAAAAATGATAATATCTTGAAAAGCCATTCTATAAACCCTTTGGTTCTTGCCTTGAATTTACGCTAATAGTTGAATTAACCGCAGACTTCAAATTATACACTAATTTGAGCTGGCTGTCAATGCTCAATATAGACAACACCCTTGACTTTATAGAAGTCAATGGTGTTATTCTTGAAATAACACGAACAGACATTACAAAATCCTGCTCATAATATTCACAACAGAGTGTAATTTGCTACTAATAAAAATAGCAACGACATAATCCCTAAAGGTTTGCCTTGTGAAACCTCTGGCTAAAATCGTGCCAGTTGTATAGCCTCGCATTATTATAGACATTACACTTTCTCGCGTTTAAACACTTGAGATTCGGAAGGCTGTCCTGCAGCGTCAAACAGATTGAACCTAGCTATTTCTGTAGTGTTGTCTGACTTGAAAAAAATCATTTGGTTGTTAACTATTTGCCATTTACCGAGCTCTATGCCATGAATTTCAGCTACGTTATTAGCAACTGATACAAATTCAGTACGCGCCAAAATTGTGTCAGCAATCTCATCAGAGACCTCATTGTACGGTAACCTAAAAATGAATTGAATACTTGCTGAAATAGACGAAACGATTCCCCATTCCATAGCAGCCGTCATATTTATATCGGCGCGGTATACGCCGGAGATTTGACTCTCCGGCATACCTGCTGTGCTTACGATTATATCATTAATATCATAGATGTCAATAGTTAAATCGGTTAAGCCGCTATCTGTACCGTAACGAAACGGACGAATAGCCATTTTTTTAGATTAATCCGCCGCGAGCTGAAGGAGCGTTCTGTGCTGCAAGAACCGAGTCGAGTTTATTACTAAGCGCCTCGTTCGAATCTGTTGCAGAAACAAAACCAATCCCAACAATATCAGCCTGAGCATACGCCAAAACATTAACTGCCATCGCCTTGTCTGCGATAGGTGGATTTGATGCTACAGAATTAGCAATCAGAACGTGTACGCCGGTAACTGTAGGAGTCCAATTTCCGGTATAAACACCGGTTGTGCCGATTTCAGTCAGAACAAAATCGTTTGCCGGAATGTTTGTTGCGGCTGGATCATATGCTGAAATAGTTAAATCTAAAAGACCAGTCTGTGTACCTTCAGAATCAAATACGACTTCAAAAATGTCATTTATTACTGCGTTTCTACTCATTTCAATTTTACCTCTTTTTGTTTTTTATTTACACGCCCGTATTGTACCACAATACTTAATTCAATGCAAGGCTTACCTGAACCCGCCGTTGGCTGTAGTTCCGGCCGGAGCTGCTTGTGTAACTTCAACAATTCGAGAATCGCCTTCTTGCCCTATTGAGACGACAATTAAATAATTGCCCGCAGTCATTCCGTGGAGTGTTTTCAAAATCAGGTATGAAATTGAGAACACATAAACGCCGTTTTTTATTTCGTTAGCTGTGTAGTTATTACCAACTTGAACGCCCTGCATATTGTACACCTTCAAGACAGGATTCTGAAGCTCGGCATTTAAAAATAACACGCTTGAGTCTGTTTGGAAAATGCTCTCGTTTATATCGATTTGCTTAATTCCATAATTAGAACCCGCCGCATAAATAGGCGGGTCTAATAAAATACCCAAATCTTCGAATAAAATCATTTTAGTAGCTTTCTGAGAAATTCATAGAGGCGAATACATTGCCGCCTTTTAGTTGAATATCAACAACGTTCAAAGTTATGATGTCAGAAGTCAGATGATTCGCGGCCGCCGTCATTGCTAGCTTTTGAAGTGGCAAGGAAAAACCGGAGCTGCCTTTCCTTTCTGAATAACCAGAAAGCAATACGGCCCCGCCGAGCGATGCGGTGGCAGTAATATCGTACTCTGTTGCGGACTCTATATTTGCAGCAGTCCAAATGGGACCGGTCAAAACAGGATTCAAAACAACCTCCCAATAGATATTCGTGGAATCTGAAAGGAGTTGGATATCATTCACAATTGTTGAACCGTGGTATTCTAATGTTTTGAAAAGTAAGGCCGGCCTTATTGAAATTACCGGTGAGAGAATAGCAGGCGCTAATTTACCGAGTGCGCCGGTGCTAGCGCTGAAAATCATACCAGAGTCTTCTGCTAATGAGCGACCACCTTCGGCAATAACGGAGGTATCATATTGCTCCAATGTTCCGATTCCTGTGGTTGAATCTATTTGATAGCACACAGGAAGCGAATCGCTATGCAGCAAAGTGTGCGCAGACAGGTTTGCACCGTGGAATTCGTGGCAATAAGTGGTATGAGCGTCAATATTGAAACCGACACGAATTTCACCGGCACCCATGCCTTGAACTTCTACTACGACGATTTGAACCTTTGTCAAATCAAGAGTAAAACCGGAAGTGCCGAAGCCATCGAGCTTGTCAACATTCCACAGGCTCTGCGGGATTACTGTCTCAACAACTACACCCGTAACGCTTGAGCGCACAACAAACGAATTTGTAATGCCGTCATTCATAAAAAACACGCCGTTAAAATCATCAAAATAACCTACGCGCCTCACTGTACCAGCAGCCGAGCCTATGTTTGCAGTTAAATATGCAAGATTTGGCTTACCGGCTTGATATTTGAAATGTTCGTGCGATACTCTCGTAACACTCTGACCTGCCGCAACTGTTAGAGCGGCCGCCGATTCTGCCGGTAAATGAGTAACCGTGCCCGTGTTTAGTATGGGGCCATCTCCCCACAATTGCAGGCGTAGGTCATATTCTAGAACACTCTCGAACATAGTATACGGAGCAGAAGCCCGCTCTCTCCCAAACAAATCGCGGTCTGAAACAACACGCCCGCCAACAGCGGTCTGATTTTCAACAGTAACAACTAGAGGGTTGGTAACTCCGCCGATATGCTCGCCAGATTCTCCCAATACCGCAACGCCTTGCGCGTGTTCTCCAGTTGATAGCTTCTGCGTAGATAGATCGTCACCAGTCAGAACGACGGGTCTTTTTACTGAACTAGGGGTTAGTGCCATTGTGTTTTCTCCATAGCTTTATTGTTAAAATTATTTGATTCTGAATTATATACATGTAGGTGCCGAAAGTCAAGAGGATAACCTGAAAACGATTTTTTTTTGTTGTGTAACTTCATGCATTTAATTATAGTATGCGCGTTGATTCTTCCTGTTTTTTCTATTGACATCCCTGCCTTATTGAGTATACTAGCAACTGCTTTAAAGCAATAAATATCACCTTCGCTATTTTTAACGTATGCCTTTATTGTGCTATACGAAAACCTTTTGCATTTTAAAATCATTGTCTCAATTTCTTCATGAATATCATATCGCACACTGTTCGATATATCAAACAGGGATATTTTTCTGTTTACATCTATGTCCTCGATTCTTCCAATGCAAGAAAAATCGCCGTCGATTGCATCGTATACTGCTCCGTTTATGACTATTGCGGCGTGAGAATATTTTGAGAGCGTTAAAACGCTTATCAAAACGCTAATTAAACAATTCCATTTTGTGTGGAACAAAATCAATTGCATAATTATATGCCTAAACTGAAAACCCTCACCGTAGCTGCAGGGTTTAAAATATCGAAATTTTTCACAGAAATATCTGTAAGGGTTTCGGCTACTGGCTGAACAGTAACTGGATTGGCATCAATAACAGAAATGAACGAGCCAAGGTTAATGGTTGCAAATGGTTTTGAGTGAATAAGTACAGCAGTTGACAGGGCGGCCAATACAGACGTGGTCTGCCAGTTCAATATAAGCCCGTTACCCAGCAAGATATGCCCAGATTGAGCGGTGGAAACATCTGATGAATTCAACGAGTCTGTTGTTACTGTTGAAAAAACAGGAGAGCCTGCTACCATTTTCATAATTTGTCCCGCAGTTCCGGCAGGAATTTCAACCGCATCGCCATTGCTGTCAATCTTTACGATAGATTCTGCATTAAGCAGTAAATTATCGCCTTGAATTAGGTACCTGTCAAGCTCTGTACCTGATACTGGGTTCCCATTTATTTCTTTTTGTGAAAACGATATTCTCGGCATTTTATTATTCCTCTGCTTTAATTTGCTTTTTTTGGAGTCCTTGCATTATACAGGAATCTCAAGAATAGTCAACGATATTTTTTGATTCAACCAATCCAAATCTTTAGATACAACAATTCCGGTCTTTTTGTAGTTAGTAAATTTTGGAAGTTGTTTTGAAGTTATTGAAACCACGTCCAAGACTTCAATTTCAAGATTTGAAATATCAACCTTGAATGATAGAATTCCGCGCCCTCTTTTCCATTTGTTTACAAAGGTTTTTGCTCTTTTCTGAAGTTCTGAAGCGTCAACGTTAAATTTGTCTTTAAAAATATCCGTCGAAATCGTATCAAATTCAGCAACTGAGTCAGCATCGACAAACACTTCACCGCCGCCAAAACTTTCTCTATTATCGGAGGTGGAATTATCGTATGCGCTCAAAATTATACACTGGTTTTTGATATCTTTCCAACCTGTTTTGTATGTTAGCGAATTCTCCAGAATATTCTCTTCAGTAAGTTCGAAAATATTAGCACCGTCAGAAAGTGAGGGCTCTTTTAGTAATGTTATTTTGCCGTTTACTGTAACTATATGGCTTTCCAATAACCAAGAAGCTTCGTCTACAACCTTCTTCGCTTTTACCGGTTTGATAAGGTGAAGGGTTCCGATCCTATTAGGGAACAGCGCCTTGACTTTAGCAAAAGAGTCAAAGTCTATTTTGCTACTGTGTATATTTATATGGTTGGTAATTAAGTCAATCAAAATATCAACCAGATTCCACTTTTGACCAGACGGGCTCGTAGTTTCGTCATAGATTATATCCGCCCACGCCCCGCCCACAGCATTCCAGTCAAGTGGGCTAGTGTCTGGCTGAGAACCTACATTCGTTTGAATTGCTGAATATAAAGCGGAGAAAAATACAGCTTTGTCACCGGCGTTATATGTTGTTAAAGCATTCCAAGACTGAGATGCTTTTGCGGCGGGGATCATGGTGTCAAATTCTGCAAAGTTGTCGGAAGCCGTTAACGTGAAAGACGCTTTTCTGTAACTTGCATCTTTTACCCTTGCTTTATAAAGTTCAAGACTGGAGTCTACATTCCTGTACCCGATTCTGATTCTGCACTCTTTGGCGGAAAGGTTCTGACTGAATACCTTATTGCTGTAATCGTCTTCTGCAATTACAGCGGAGAACCCGCCGTTGATTGTACTTTGGAACCGTGGGTTTACTTTTGTAGCTTGCAAATTAACGGTACTCAAATTTTTCTCACCGTAGGTTTTAATTCTCATAGAGCTCTGAGAAATCCAAGGAAGGCTTGCCTTTACAAAAAAACCTGCTTTTGTTGTTTTTCTTGTGTCAACAACAGTGCCAAATGTTTTTGGAAGCGGTCTATATTCAATTGAGTAATTTGCAACTTCAGGAGAGAAATCTCTGGCTGTATTTGAAGCCATAGTAGTTACTACTCTCCAATATCTGTGCTTAGGAATCGAGATACCATCTTCAGCGTTTGATATGAAAAAATCCCAATTTGTCAAGTCTGATTCTGTTGATATTAAATCGCTATCAGTATAATATAAATCTATTGACATCAACGTACCAACGGGTACTATGTCGCTGACAGAAAAAACACCGTCCTGATTCAAGCTAGAAGCAGGCACACCCACGTCAAGGGTTCTCGTGAAAGAACCAGAGGCTGCATAAGACTGCCAACCGCCAATTGAAAAGTACGTCCCATTTCCTGCTGGCACTCTCCAAATAGGGTCTATAACGCCGTACCCAGAAACCTGAATAACGTTTTTAAACATTACCTTCTGAGTAGCTCCTACCGTTAGCTGGCTGATATCATAATCAGAATGACCAATTACAAACTGGTACTTCCGCCCTCTTTGAAGGGATGCCTTAAATCCTGAAACTAAAATATCGGAAGGAGTAACTGAGGGAGCCTGAAAGGATATTTTTTTGCCCACAGGCTTGCCTGAACTCAAGTCAACTATATACAAAACGCTGGGGATATGCCAATTTCCAGAGCTGAAACAGTTAAGATTTATTTCATCAACCAACATAGTGGAGCTTGCAGTAAACTCAAGGCCTATCGGGCTTGAATCGGAACGGATGTCCCTTGCAAAATCAAAATGCTGGTACGTACCGCCTCCGCCGCCTTTTCCGCCACCTGCCATTATTTCTTACCTCTCCCTGAATCTATGGAATAAACATCAGCAACCAAAACATCGTAGCTGAATTCATTTGAAACTTGCAAAAGAGCAACGAACTCGCTAGAATAGCAAAGGTCACTTCTCATTACGTGGATATTGCCACCAGCCTCATGAACCATAGGGCTATAGTGCTCTGCATAAGCTGTTGAAGTAGAATTGGGAAAGTTGGCGATTTCTGTCTGAGTCCACGTTATGCCGTCAGACGTTTCCATTATCGAATCAGTAGTACCTAAATTCCACGCCACTAATTTCCCAGAGTCGAATTTATTGGTTTCAATACGGTTTGGTCGTAGGGGCGGCGTTGTTTCAGAGAAGCTAACACCAAGGTCTGTTGAGACGAGGTGTGCGGTGTGAAGAGTTTCGCAAAAAAGGCACATGTTTCCGCCCACAAATCTGATAAAAGTAGCTCCTGCAGGCCAACCCGCTGGAATTGCCACCGAATTAACTAGGTTCCACGAGTAACTTCCTATAGCTGTTTGCGTAGCTTTATATATTTCAACAACTCCGGAGCTTAATTTATTGGCTATAAAAACCTCTCCGTTATAGTACGAGATTGAGGAAATAATCGCTGAGGTACCTATGAATGAAGTTGGTTGTTTAGTAATTCCATCGGCATCATATACACAAATCGCAGAATTTGTCCCGTCAGCAAACTGAAATCCTACGAAATATTGCCCGTTTATCTTTGCACACGAATACCTTCTTGCTCCACTGTACGCAAACGGAGGTGTGAATATATAAGTTGACGGCGAAGCAGAACCTGCAAGAAATTCAACAGAGTCGCCGTAGCCTGCGGTTCCTCGCCCCGTTACGTTGAATATTCCATCAAAATTGCTAAATGTATCGATACCGGTTGCGTTCCCTGAACCCATAACGCTGTAGTCTGTATTTGTTCCTACAAGTTCAGTAAGGTCCCAGCTTTGCCCTCCGTCAGAGCTTACAAAAACGCCGGTTTTATGAGCTCCTAGCCACCTACCATAATGAAGAGCCACCAAATTACTTCCCGAATTTCCAATTCCTAAAACGTATGGAGGAGGAGAGATTGAGACTGCAGGCGCGCCTATTGCTCCAAAGCTAACTGTTCCAGCACCCCAATTTGAAATTGGTGCCTTTGTAAGAGCAGCGTCTACTTTTTTCCCTGGCGCAATAACAGCAAAGCCAGGCTTACGGTCAAAATCAATATTTGTGTCGTTAGAATTTGCGGGGTCGTCTATAGCCTTGAATTGGTTTTCGGTATCTATTATATCAAAATCACCGCGCTCCGGCCAAACATCAACGAACGCAACAGGCTCGTGGCCTGCTGTGCTTTTAATTACTTCAGATATATCGCTAGGTATCTTTAAGGCCATTTTTATATGAACTCGATAAACTTTATTTTTGATTTTTTGTGTACGGGGCTTTGAATTCTCAAATCTATATCCCTGTCCACCTTCATCAAATAGGTTGTGTATTTGTCAGAATCTGGTTGAAAAACGAACCAAATAGGCTGGCGTGTATTATATACGAAATTGCGGAAGATGTCAATGTTTGAGGCTGTTGAATTATCAATAACGCTCAACCCAAAACTTAATTCTAGCCTTTTCCACAAAACGGTCTCAAACAGCCTTCCGTTTTCACTATTGAATTTTTTAATCCCTGAACGAAGAGACTTCGGATCAACGCCATAATCAACGTGACCTATTTCGAGGTAGTTACCGATAAAGATTTCAGGTATTAAAAAATGACTTTGTGAGGTTAGCCCTGAGATATTAAGCCTATACCTGTAGCTCAAAAAGAAATTTTCAAGAGACGTTGCTGTGGAAGCAAAAAAATCGATTCCATTACTTGCCAAATCTATAGGCGAGCCTGAGATTGAATATGAAAGCTGGGAATAACTAGTTCCGTTATTTACAGAGGTAAATATGAGGCCGGTGTTTGTAATAGTTACCAATTCGGAATCGGTAACAACAATCTGTTGGTATGAGCTTCCGCCGCTGTCTATAGTATCAAAATTTACATAGTCCTCGCTTTTTCTTATAAGTCCATTACTTCCGCACGCATAGTAAACGCCATTATAAACCACCGCGTCGCTAATGGAGCCTAACGCAAGGGCGAGACCTCTGGTGAAAGTTGAGAGGTCGTCAAAACTGGAGTAGGTTTCAACATTTGAGCGAAGTATATAAGCGAATTGCGAGTTGTCAATTCCTAATATATTGGTAAGAACTGGGAAGGGGCTTATGACAGCGCTGAAAGTAATTAGGTCAGTACTCTGCCAAATCTCATTGCTTTCACCAACAACCACAAAGCTTATGAAGTTAGTAGCCACCCCGTTTAAATTAGAGGCTGTTATTGTTTGCGAAGTCCATGCAGTTCCGTCAAAATAAGAGAAAACGCCAGCGTTACCGCATAGCACAAATTTGTCTTCCAATCCTTTCACGTCATTATAGATTCCTGCCGGAATTGTAAAATCCTGAGTCCATGCATTGCCGTCTGTTGAAGTATAAAATCCTGTTCCTGCTGAATCTATGGCCGCGAATCGGTCACCCGTCCAAAACAATTTTTTGAATGTAGGCGCTCCTACTATGGTCGTTACTGCTGTAGGCACCGCCAGAGTGTGAGCTGGTAAATAGTTAAACATGCTTTCGTTCTGGTGAATGAAAGAGCCCGATTTGATACTTGAAAAGGCTGTGCCGTCATGAGCTTGCAGGTCAAAATTAAAATCAATCGTGCGGCCGGATTCATCGTACCTATGTTCGCCAAAAATTACACATTGAGCTGTGCTTGAATCAACACTCAGGTCAATGGTTGCATTTCCTGCGGCATCGGCTTGCAAGATAAAACCGTTAGCCGCGTCGTTATTAAAAACTGAGTAGATGTCACCAATATCCCGCCCGTTCGTAAGAACCGCCGAATTTATATGGTTGTTAAATGCTACCTTTGGGATGTCTGTGGCCATTTTCTTAATACCTCTTTGTTGTTTGTAATTGTAGCGCTTTAATTATTTTTTGTCAAGCTGTTACTTTTAAAAAGGTAACAGAGTGAAAAAGGTAACGCAAAAGGTAACGCCCTGATTCGTTTGGTAGCAACGTTTTGCGGGGTTTGTTACCTTTTTGGCTGCCGTTACTGTAAAAATACAGACGAGTTGATATTCTTCAATATTATAAAAAAATACTGAATATATGCAGAGCCTTATCTATAAATCTATTTGGTAACATATATATATAAAAGAGAGCTTTTTTGAGGCTCTGCCTTATATTCAGCCGTTTCTTATTCGTTACCAACGCGTTACCTTCATGTTACTAAACTGACCAACTTACGCTACGGCAAAATTCTGTCCGCGATCAAACGAAGACTGCAAGACGGGGGCTAGTCGGTCGCCGATGCTCTGCATAGTAGTTTCATCGATTGCGGCAGGGTCAAGCGCCTGAATTGTTAGGTTAACCTGAGCTCCAGCCTGCTGAGCTGGCTGTGCCGATTCCTGTGTTGAGGATGGTGAAGGCGGCGTTGGAATGCTCGGCGCGGAAGAGGCTGAAGGTTTAGCCCCTCCTCCGAATTTTGTCGAGGCGATTTTTGAAATATTAGCAACACCCATGGCCGTAACAACGCCCGCCATTACTGGCCCCAGAATAGGCCCCAAGCTTAACGCTTGTGTAGCGCCCTGTATTGTTGAGATTGTAGCGTTTGCAATTGCGGCAACTTTACCAGCCTCAAACATTTTCCTGTTTCCTGAATCCATCAACCCAGAAATTACTCCGAGGCCAGCCTGTGTTACGGCAACCTTGCCGTCAAAACCGCTCTTCCACAACTTTTGGGAATTATCGGCAAATTTCTTTGTGTCACCGAATAATTTAGAGAAGTTTGCGTTGGTTATGTTATTTTGTAACGCGCCAAATTCAGAAGCAAGGTCAGCGCCTCTATTCTTGAAGTCTACAATTATATCTTCTTTTGCCTGTTCGAATTCAGTAAGCTTTTCTAATTCAAGGGTTCGCTCTTCATCTTGTAGAGATATGAATTCGTCTTTTCTAGCAATCTCTAATTCAGCAAAGGCGAGTCTTCTTTCTTCAATTATAGCAGACTTGCCATCTTCATGAAGACCAAGCGCTACAAGTTCCAAATCAAATTCGGAACGTTTTCTATCTTGAGAGATTGCAAACGCATCGGCATCTATTGCTCTCTTTTCAGCATTAAATGCCTTTTGTGCAACAATCCGAGAATCTATTCCTGACAGCGAACCGCTATCTACTGGTGCAGACTTAAATTTTAGGCTTGCCTTCGCCCTTCTTGAGGCGATCAAAGCGTCCTGAAGCTGCTGGTCTTGAGATATTGCAAAAGACTTAATCCGCTCGTTTTTTCGCGCTTCAATTTCCTCCTCTCTTTTTGCCTTATCATTAAACGATTTGACTCTTTTCCTATTCTCAAATTCAGAGAACGAGGTAAATGCCTTATCTATTGCAATAACTTGCGCGGAACCTTCTCCGTGAATAGATACAACTTTCGCCCTTTCAGTTGCATATTTTTTTGTAAGGCGTTCAAGCCTTGAGGTTGTAAGTTTTGAAATTGAGGCTATGAAGTTTTTGGAGCTAGCAGCCGCAGCGTTCATGAAAAGCGGTAGCTTGCTAAATGCCTGCTCCACCGCTTTCCGATTCTTATTTTTAGCCAATTCGTCGAAGCTTATTCCAATATTTTCCAGCTCTTTCCTGAATGGCTTAAGTGCTAAAATCTTACTATCTAGGTCGGCCTTTTTGAATACTGAAAGCGCTCGAATTACATTTTTGGCATTTTCAAATGTACCTTTTGACGCTGAACTTGTTGTGATATTTAAAGATTTTAATTTTGCGTCGAGGTCTTTCCCTACGATGCCGAGTTTTCTATATTTTTCTATTAAAGTCTCAAGGTTTGCGTTTACGAGAAGATTAGACTTGATAGCCGCCAACCTATTACTTTCTGCAGTCGCATCGGCCTGCTCGTTCAATTTTATAACGTCGTACAATTCTTTTAATTTAAGTGAAGTGAACCCAATAACAGCGGCCAGAGCAACAAAGGGTGCAGCAGCAGCTCCTACAGTTGCGGCAAGAGCTATAAGACTGGGTGCCGTGGCTATTTCCATGAAAGCAGTGGTTGCAAATGTTGCAATCACAGCGCTATTTCTCAAAACTATAAAACCAGCGCCTACTGCCGCAAGCGTTTCAGGTAAACCTCCGAGAGGAGCTGAAAGAGCAAGAACAACGCTAGACATTGTTTTGATTTCTTTTGTAGCGCCAACTATTCGAGGGGTCAATTCGTTTAATGTATTTGCAAAACTGGCCATCGCAGGCGCAAGCTCAAGGCCAACAGAGGAGGTGATCAAGAATATAGAATTGTCTATCTTGTTCATACTGCCCTGTAAAGAGTCAGCCGCCTCTGAGGCCGATCCTCCCAAATCCTTTTTGAGCTGAGCGGCAAATTTAGGAAGAAATTCAGCGGACATTAGTTTACCAGTTGACATTAGTTTGTCAAGTTCCGTGGTTGTAACGCCCATGGCTCTGGCTGCTATGCCAAAAGCTCCAGCAAGGCCAGCGTCGCCTAGTTGGTTACGTAATTCTTCCGCCGAAACCTTGCCCTTTGACATAATTTGTTCAAGTGCTTTAAAAATTCGCTCCGAATTATTTGCGTCTAGTCCCATAGAAGCAACTGCGGCCGAGACATCTGAGAAGATTTTGGTAGCTGCTTTTCCTTCGATAATAGTGCCTCTTGTTGAGGCGGCAAATGAACCGAACGAATCAGCGGTTCTTGAAAGATTTAGGCCGTAAAGTTTAACGATTTCATTTACGCTTTCGAATGCAGCCTTGGAATCTCCGGTAGCAACAGACAGCTTTCGCTGTATTCTTTCAAACGTAACAGCAGACTCTACAGATTTATCAAATGCCGATTTCAAAGCAACGAACGAGACGGTTGCACCCGCAAGCCTTTTAAAGCTAGCGGATGTTTTATCAACCTTTTCGTTCATTTTACCCAGTTTTTTATTTATCTGGTCTATGTTAAGGCTCAAATTCTTCGAGTCACCAACGAATTTTATCTCAAGATTTTTATTCATTTAGTTTCACCTGTAGCTATTTTTTTCGAATCGATTCATTGTACTCATCCCATACAGAACCCACGATCGAAATGCCATGCATTAACAGGCAAGGCTGCCCTAATCCACCGCCGTCGTACGGAAGTATGTGACGAAATTCATAGTCGTTAAAGCACTGGAATAACGTATTCATTTCTCCGCTCATGTCAAGTACAGGGCAGGATTTTGACGATACTGAGGTAAGATTCCAATCGAATTCGTAGTCTCTTATGCATTTACCAATGCCCTCTCTATCTTCCTCTTTGGGCATTTTGCCACAGTCACTAAGCGTGCATTTAGAGCATTTTTTGCCCTCAACCCAAGCCTGTGCTGTGGCTCTTATTTTTTTTCTTCTTCTTCGCTTATTCTATTGGCTACTGAACACAACTCTCCAACGGCTATGTACGTTTTCAAAGAATTATTATCTGAAAGGTCTGCATAGTTTGCAAACTTTTCAAAATCAACATCAACACCGTCAACGCTCAACTTAGTGACGCAGTTTTCCAATGCATATTTTCCCAATTCAATCCGGTCGCTAAAGTGTTGGCTAGATAACAGCTCAAGCATATGGCTCTGCTGGCTTGTTGTGAACTGTTTACATTTTCCTTTTATTTTAAGCTCTTTGTCTTTAATACTGTACTCGCTTTCTTTTAGAAATTTCACCATTTTGGTATTCTCCACTTTGTTTGGGTTATTTTTTTTAAACGAAAAAGGGGCTCCTCTTTCGAAGAACCCCATACTATCATTAATTGCGCATTAAGTCAATATTAAGAAAACGTTAATATAAACTGGTCATCGCCAACGCTTTCGTAAAGCCTGTAAGATGTCTCTAGGATATCCCTTTCAGCTCTTTCTGCGTACGCCATGCTTTCTTTACGAGCTACGGGAAAGCTAGCAGAGAACTGATTACCTACAGAGCCGAAGGTGAAACTGATAGCAGCGTCAAGCCCTGCAGCAAGACCATCCCATTCAGCGGTTGAGGAAACCGAGTCCTTTGTGATGGATGCCGTTGGATTTCGATCTGCAATCTGAAAAGAATGCTCACCAATGACATAATGCTCTTGCAAATCCACACCATCGTCAAATGATAAAGCCGCCACTTTGATATTGCCCAAGTTTTCGGTTGCAACGTCAACGTTGTTAGCGATAATCGGCTGTGAAGCCTGATAAACAGCTCCGGCCGGTAGCGCTGTGGCTGTTGGTGCAGTATAAAGGGCTTGCATTGTGAACTTTAAAACGGTAACCTGCCCGATTGTTGTTTCGAATGTCATCTTGCCCTTTCCGCCGATTAATTTCCAAAGCTTGCCGTCTTTGTATACGTAAATCGTACAGGTTTCGGCGGAGGTGGTTGAAGGTTCGTAGGTAACATCAACGCCAGCGTTTACAGTTTCAACAAGTCCGCACGCTTTAAGCAACGGGGCGAGTTCTGGTGAAGTACCCGCAGCGCCGGAGCCTTTTAGCTCCACTTCAATTTCAGCCGTAGCTGTCTTTTTACCAATCATATGCGGAAGCATACCCATGGTATTTTTGAGAACCTTGCGGTCGATCGCCTCAATGTTGGGTGTAATGTTTGCCGTAATAACTCTGATTGCATTAAGTGCAGGCGTAGGAATGGAATCCGTACCAGCAACTGGTTCAATCTTTGTCAATATCAGGCGGTCAAAAATGCTCATTATTTAGTCTCCTCGGTTTTGTTCTTTTCTTTTATTCTCTCATCTCTGCGTAGAAATGACTCTGTACGAGTCTCCACAGATTTAGCGGGTGCTGATTTAGTCTTAGCCATTTTATAATCCTCCGGCCATAGTTCCTTCAAAGGTAATCCTAAGAGGTCGTTCGAAATAGCCGTACGGTGCGAATTTGCTACCGCTTCGTTCAGTGTACGGTAATATTCGAATTATAGCCACATTTCCGCCCAGTGTCAAGTCTGAAGATATTACTTTTTTAAGTTCATCGTCCAAATTATTCAATGCAGTTGAAACTCCACCGATTTGGTTGACGTATCCGATTATATTAATGTCAAAGCTGATATCTGCAAATCCGCCGGTCTTCCAAGCATACTCTTCTGCGCCATCGTCTTCTATGATTACAGCGGGGAATTGAGTGGTCGCAATATCATCAATAGGGCGAAATTCTCGCGTCACTAATTTAATACCTTTCATACCTTCAAGCAGTGACTTGATTAATACAAGAATATCTTCACGCACGGAATACTCTCCTGCCGTTGTTTACTCTACGCTCTAAATCTGAAAATTGACTATCACCATTGAAGTCGTACAACGCCAACAGCTTGACGATTGACCATTCTTCGCTATACATTTTTTTGTAAAATTCAGATTTGCGGCTAAACGAATCACCATCGGCATCTTTCATGGTTGACATTTTTGGGTAAATGTATGCGTATGCAGCGCGGTAAATTGTTAACTTCTTAAGAACCGCTGAATTAAGTCGAGTAACATCAAGTGGTATAAATGCGTAAAAAGACAAGTCAGTATTCTCACGTATAAAGGTTGACCTTATCGCGCTGGGGTACCATGAGGATTTTATTAAGTTAATAATATCCTCTTCAGCATTAGCCAAATCATTAGTAAAATCATTATGACCATGCCGAAAAATGTCAGGCATAAAATCCTGCAGGTCAGATTCTGTCGCGAATGCCATACCTTACTACTTCGTATTCTTTACTTTGGCTTTTGTTGTTGCCGTTTTCTTCGCAGTGCCTTTAACAATTTCAGCGCCGTATCCGAGCGTTAAAGTTTTGACCTGTGCTTCTGTTGCATCTAGTTCAGAAAAAAGAGTACCAGCGCCGTCACTAACAAACACAACTCCGCCCCTAGATATTTTAGTGCCTTTCGCAACATGTTCATAACCCTTAAATTCAAATCTCACAATATTCTCCTTTTGTTTTGTAAAGGCTTCCCTTTTTAATATTAATATATATTAACATTAAAAAAGGAGGGGCTTCCGCCCCTTCCTCTTTACCTATTTAGACCTTCTTATTTTACACCGGTCAATTTAGCAAGGCCGCGCCTGTTGTATGAGGCAAAACCAGCATACCACTTAACACGAGCTAACTCATCGTCAGTCTGTTCTTTACCGCCAAGCATCTGAACCTTGATGCCAGCATCGCCTTCAGGATGGATTCCAGCAACACCGATCTTACGCGTGCCGTCATCGAAACAACCAGCAAAAACTTCGGATTCGTTAAGACCAATACCGCCGTTGCTAGGAATGAAATCATTGCGGAACATTGGGATGCCATTGAAAGAAGTCACTTTGCGCCCTGATTCGAGCGTCACTTCTTCACCTGAAACACCGCCCAAACCTCTCAAGTAAGAACGATACAGACGAATTACTTTAGAAGTAGTCATCAAAAAGTCAACATCGCCGTCTTTAGCCAGAACCAAATCAAGCAATGCGTCCAAATCGTCAACAAGAGCAGCGCCACCGGCAGCAGTAGAAGCGGCAATCTGAACAGGGTCAACAAGGTTAGTCATTCCGTTAAACTGCGGGGCAACACCAGTTCCGGAAACCATAGCCTGCTGAAACTGACGGGATACGGATTTAGCTTTTGAGCTAATTTCCACAGCCATCTGGTCAACGTTAGCGGAAGAGCTTGTTGCCTGAACCAAGCCATTAACTTCAGCGTCGCCGATAATGCTGGTTGGGAAGAAAGTTACAGGGGTAACAGAAGAAGCGTTTTTTGAAGTGATAGTGTCGCCAACACCATAAAATGCCGCGTCACCAAGCGCGAGCTCTCTGTTTACAGTTACCGATTGGCCGGTAAAGCCGTCGAACGGTATAACGTCCATGATTGGGTTAACGCTGATGATATCTTCAGCAACGCCAACAACCAAATCATCCTGAATGAGTTTTGCCGCTTCTAGTAAAGTTTGTGTAGCCATTTTTGTATTCTCCTAATAGAATAATTTTATTTTTTTGTTATCTTATTAGGTCAGCCTCTAGCCAAACCTAAATTTTTGAAGTACCAGACTTCTGCGGTATATTTTAATTTGTATGCCGCAGATATAACCTCTGCGGATTTCTTTTGCAAAACAAGTGGTGCGGATTATACCACCCGCACCACCTTATGTCAACTACTTATGAGCTACGGCGGGCAGCAATGCCTTTGGCAATTTTCTCACGAGTTGATAATTCTGCTTTTGAACCTTTACCTGTTCCACCGGTTGAGCCTGCGCCAGACCCTGCAGACTTCACTAAATGAGGGCGGGATTCGATAATTCCAGAAACAACTTGCTCAACTGTCAAAGGATTACCTTCGCCATCAGTTGCTATATCGCCACCTTTTTGAACGCGAACCTTGCCATTTTCATCAACAGAGATAGAATAAGCAGCTTTTGCAATTGTGACAATATCATTAGAATCAACGGCATTATTTGCCTTTGCGAGGTTTGAAATGCTGTCGTCTACGATTTTAGTCTCATACATGCCTTTCCATTTAGTTGCTTCGTTTTTGCCAGCCTCAATTTGTTCGGTTAATGTTTTTGTTTTTTCTTCCAGTAGCTTATCATAATCACCACGGGCAAGGGCTTCCTTTTCCTTTGCTTTAGCGGCTTCCTCTTTCATCTTTTTGAATTCGTTGGCATCAAACCCTTCTGTTTCAGTCCGAAGGTCACGGAGTTGAGTGCGATATTTCGCGGCATCTTCACGCGCTTCCTTCAGTTTTGATTCGGCCTCTGATCCTGCGTTACTTGAACCAGCTCCTGCATCATCGTCAGAAGTTGAGCCGCCTGCGATATAAGGAACATATTCGCCATCAGGCATTAGCCAATGTTTTTTTGATTTGTGTATTACTATCTTAGGATTGTTTGACATTTTTATTTTCTCCGGTTTGCTTTATTATTCAGCGGTACTTTTTTTAGCTGGTTTGCGTATTATAACCATATAGACCTGACAAGTCAACTACTTATATGCCTATATGCCTATGACAGGGCTGAAATGATGGCGGCATCTCCAGCCACCTCTGACAATAAAAGGGTCGCCTGATTTCTTGCCCTGCCATGAGATTCCAGCCCACGCCGTAATTTGCTCACGAGTGAATACCTTACCCACATGACTAACACACCACGGCCTAGAATCTCCGATCAGATTGCCTATATATTTGTATTTGGTTACACCTGCATCGTCACCTTTTTTAAGCATTAAAGTGGCATCCACTTCCATCGTAAACGTGTCAACCTCAGTGTCTAATACTGAAAGCATAGAGCGTCCGGCCACATTAGGCTCCGGCAATATGAGCGCGCTTAATTGAGCAGGTAAAAGTTTATTGTCAATACTTTTTGAGCTATACAATAATTGCGTAAGCTTGTGCTCATACGAAGCCCTTACTCCTTGCATATTACTAAGCGAGGCCTGCTGCATTGCTAGCATAAGATCGTTATCAGAAGCGTCATACAGTAAAGGAATACCTTTAGATTTGAATTCGGTTTTTATTCTCCGGCCGATATCATTAAAGTTTGTCACGTTTTGCTCAATGGAAAGCATGCCGCTCATAGTTCCTTTGACAAGTAGAAGAATATCCGAATACGATAAGCTGGTCAGGTCAAGCGTTGAAAGTATAACAACAGCCCGTTCAATCAAAACGAGTTCCTCGCCTACGATTGACAGCCTTTTCTTAACTATTTCGGTCATTTCAACTCTCTCAGTACATTCTTCTCGTATTGTTTGAAGAACCTACTTTTGTCTTTTTCATTTAACCAGAAGAAATTCCTTTTTGGAACCCCTACTCCGTTGACATGCCTAGACGCTTTTTCTTGCTCTGATTTTCTTGTAAATCCAATAACGGCGGTGCTTTTAACTGTACCAGACTTCTTTTTTGCCTGAAGGCTTGCCATCATATGACCCTTGTCAAATAAGTCAACCTTTCCAGTAAAGTGCCGCCCACCCCTCTTTCTCTTTTGCTTTAAGGTTTGTGTAGCGTACTCTTTAAAAAATTTTCCGTCAGTGTCTCGCCCTTTCAAAGTCCTCTCTTTTATAAACGTCGTAGCAGCAAGGGCTACCTTTAAGATTGCCCTTTCATTTGCAGATATAAGCCTTTTTTTTCTTCGGATCATATCTTTTACTACTTCGCTTATGTTACTCGTTACATTAGCCATTATTCAATCCCGTCAAATCTGTAGATTTGCCAGTATCCTGTTTCCCCGAATCTTTTACCATCACCTCAACCTCTTCGATAGTTGCCGATTCTCCGAGTACCCTTGATATAATTTTGCGAGAGGCCTCTTCTTTAAATTTAAGGCTATTAACAAAAGAATCTGCTTTCATAATCGTATCAAGCTCCATACCCAAATCACGAACTCCGAACCTGCGGGTGTACTCAATAGAGCCAGCGTAATCCATGCCATTCCATAGCGCTAAAAGGTTAAAAATTGCCATCTCAGTGTTTTCCATTGCCTCCGCTTTTTCAGAAAGCACAGCGTTTAACTGCTGGAACCTAAGTTCAAGACTAATACCAGATTCAGCATTACCACCCGTCTTTGTTGAATCAGTCCCGCCTATTTTGGAATGGTACCGAATATCTTCCAGCGTCTGGTTTCTCCATTGTAATATTGAGTCAAGAGACTGGCCAGAAGGTTCTACATATCTATGACCACCGCCGCCAGCGCTTCCATCAGGTTCGTATTCGAGTACGTTAGTTGTGCCAATTTCAACATCGCCAGAATCTCCGCCAACGTTTGGCAGTCTAGGAACTTCTAAAAATGGGAACGCCGTGTTTTCGATTATTTCCATAGCTGCCGAATCGAATTGATAGACGCGCTTGTTTAATTCTGCTATATCAATAACGTCAGACGCTCCGGAGTCTTCAAGCATGCCGTCTTTGTTTTTGTGAAATACGAACGGAACAGTACCAAGGTTGTGATCGCCTTGAGAAATAAATACAGGCTGACCTCTCGCCTTCTTCTTAAACCTAAAAAATTCGGTTCTAGTATATATGACGTAATGCTCGTAAGCGCCTTCGCTAAAGTCCTCATGCAGTACAATCATGTCCAAAATAGGCCGTCCTGTGCTGTAGTCAAAAATCATATTGATTATATTCTCAAGCGTATACAGCTTTGTATATGTATGCAACCCGTTAGAAAGGTCTGAACCAAGATTGCCCGTCAAATTTGAGGGTGAGTCAACTAATATACCAACCGAACCAAGCAGGGCAGCTAAGCGAGAAATTTCACGCATTACCTTTGAATGGCTCCTGCCCTCTAAATCAGCATCGTCAGAATAAGCCTCATATAGTGCGGGATTTATTCCTTCATTTGTACGCGTTACCTTGTCTTTATGCAGGTATGAATTATAAATGTCAATTATCGGGCTGACATAATTCGTATAGACAGCCTGTTTCAATCTCCTGCCGAATGACTTTTTAGCCTCTCGCACATGACGGATCAAAAACTCGCCTTCACGGTATTCTTGTCCGCCAACGTATGACTTCTTAAGGAATTCCTGCTCGTTCTCATGCTCAGCGAGCTCCTTGCCTTTCTTTAGCAATTCCTTCACTTCTATACCGTTAATTTTAAATGCCATTACTGAACTCCATTTTTTTACTACTGTAGCCAAACCTTTCTATTTGTCAATATGCGCCCAATTGGAAATATGTATTCAACTGGGTACCCAAACGCATCTATCATATGCGTAAGGTTTCCCTTCACTGCTCTTTCCTGTTTAGCCAAATCCTCGTGGTTCATTTGCTCCAACCCTTTGATTAGCATTGTGCAAGACGCATCGATATAGATGCCCATATCTGCGAATTTGCTATTGACCGCATTATACCGATCCCTTTTTGTCGGGTGCGCTCTTCTACATACAGCTTCGAACCCAGCGGATTCTATCAACTTCTTGTCGGTTTGTCCAGCTTTCGCTGAAGTTCTCCGCTGAATACATGCCGGATCGGGGAATATTATCCTACACCTTTCACCAAATTCATCTATTATCATATTACACGCTTCGCTCGTATCCGAGTTGTTAAGAGCATACTCCTTAAAAAAGAACAGTTTGTCGCCGCGTCTTACGAATGCCACGAAGCTCATTGGGTTTACGTTGAAATCCATCCCAACGTATATAGTTTCGTCTTTTCCAACCTCAACCTTCGTTACGTGTTTGGAACGTTCAAAAGCATAGTAGATCATGCCAGTCGAAAGATTTACAAACTTACCCTCTTCATAGGCTTCCCTCATTTTAGGGTCAACACCCGCAAACATCGTATCGAGAGCCTGCTTTGGTAATGCTTTATTTGCATATGTAGGCGCGTTGATTACCTCAATGTCATACATGTCATGTTTGTCACCTGCGCAAATATCATAGCCCCAATTCAATTGCTCAGGGGTTCCGGTTAATACGATCTCCCTATGTTTTGCCATAGGATCGCGAACACGAGCCTGCATCTGAACGAATACGCTCTCGTCTTGAATAAAAGGCTCATCTATAATTGCGGCGCATATATTTGGCCCCTTTAACGATTCGGGATTCTCTCCGGATCGTATCCAAATTTTTCCATGTCTACCGTTGTGGAAAATGTTGAACTCAAATTCTGATTTGTTATATTTGTATCTTATTCTGCGGGCGTTAAGTATTTGCTGAATAGTAATGACTACCGTTCCGCGTGCTTGTTTGTAGTTTGGGCTTACTACCATGACGGGCGAGGGTGCATTGTGTAAAGCGAGAGCAATACCCCGCTTTGCTGCGTATAGAGTTTTGCCAGCTCCGTAACCGCCAACCAGCGCCTTTATAAATGCCGAAGAGTTCCACATTTTTCTCTGGTGCGAGAACATGCCGCCCTTAATTACCGCGCCGGTTTCTTCGCAAACGATTGGGTCTTCAAGCCTGAAGAATTTGCTTTGCTTATTGGAAACTATTGACATATTAAAGGGTGCCCTGTTATAGATATGCTTCATCAATTTCTTCGTCGTCGTTAAATGAGTCGTTCAATAATGCCAAACCGGTTAACTTAGAACGGGCTTCTATGGTTTTGATTAAACGGTCAGAAGCAGCTAGCCGAGTCAGTTCCTTCTGTGATGTTCTCATAATCTTACCGCATTCTAGAAGTATTTCGTCCAGCCTGTGAAGCTCAAGCTCTCGCAGATTGTCGCCCATGATTGAGCGCTTTACACGAGATTCTTCAAGTGCGTCGGTTACATACTTATGCGCAGTCGTGTGGGTTACACCTATTTCTTTACCGATTGCACGGAAATTAAGCCCTTGAGCTCGTAACTCAAGTGCTTTCTCTCTCTTCGCTGCTATGCTAACTCCTTTTTTGGAGTTCGGTTTTACTGCCATAATGTAAGATTTTCCTTGTGTAAGTCTTTGCTGAAGTATAACAGGATCAACCTGTTTTGTCCAGTTTCTCTTCTTCAGGCTTCCCTTTTTTCTTGCCGAAAATCCTGTCGTAGTTTTTATGGAAGTTTTTCGTACCTTCTTTTTGCCGCTCTTTTCTCTCGTATGACATTCCTAGGGTCTCCTTTTTATTCTATTATTTTATTGCGTTTTTGTGCGGTGCTAAAATA